TCCGATAACCGCGCCCGCAAACCGGCCCACGGCGGCCATCGACAGCCCCAGAACCGAGCCCCCGACCGAGCCGCCAATCGCGGCCCCCGCCGCCGAAAGAATGATCGTCGCCATGCCTGCTACCCCTTCTTCATGGAAATTCAAATCGCGCCACGATGCGCCGCCGCCACGGCGGCGTCAGCGGGCTTTCAATCACCCCATGCCCCGAATAGGCGTGAATGAATGTGGCCTTCGCGCCCACCTGCGCGGCAATACCCAGATGCTTGGCCACCCCCTGCGCCCGCATCCGAAAAAGCAGCACATCGCCCGGGGCCGCCTCAGCCAAGGGCTTTGCCCGCAAATGCCGCCGCGCCGCACGCCAAAGCTGCTCATCGCCCGCAGGCTCCGACCAATCCATCGTATAGGCCGGCACCGCCTCGGGCTCCGCGCCCAACACTTCACGCCACAGCCCGCGCAACAGCCCAAGGCAATCGCACCCTGCACCCTTGCATGAAGCCTGATGCCGATAGGGCGTTCCCAACCACGCCCGCGCGGCGCACAAAATCTCACCCCCCCGGTTCATCCCCGGCGGCTCCCGCCATCCAATCGGCCTGCCCGCGACGGATCGCTGATTGTCCAATCATCGCCGGGAATATCCGGAAATCCTTGGAAATTCAGATAATTGTTGAACTTCAACCGACAGGTCTCGCCGCGCTTGTCACAGCCTGCAATCAGACGCAGGCAATCGCCCGCAACAATCGGCGCGCGCAGCGGCGCCCACAGCTCGATCACCCGCACGCCTGCCTCGTCAACATCGCTCTTGATCGGCCCGCGCAGGCCCGCCGCCTCGCCGCTGTCCATGCGCAAAAGCCCATGCCGAAACCACGCCGGGGCAAAGCCTGCCAAGGACGAAAACCGAAACACCCGGCGCTCCTCAACCTCTTCAACCGCCATGTCGGCAAAATATCCGGGCATGGTCACATCGAACCCACAGGCCCCGTCACCCAAGACAGCCGTACAAGGCTTCTGGTAAACCCGCCCCACCGGCCGGTTCAAAACATCCGTCAGCCCTCGCAACTCGGCCTCGAAGGCCCCACCGGCACGGCGCAACTCGCCAATGCTGCCGCGAAACTGCAACTGACGTGCGCTGACATCGGACCAATTGACCAACCACGCACGCACCTCGGCCCCGTCATAGCGTCCCGCCTCGATATCCGCCTCGCGGATCGCGGCATCGCTCAACGCTCCCAAAGCCTCGGTATTATCGACCGAAAGCCCCGTGCTTTGCTGCAAGGCCAAGGCACTCAGGCCCGTGTCGGCCTTGAAGGTGATGCCCTCGAACTCCAATCTGCAATCATGGTCTGTGAACCCCAGCGTCACGCCATCTGACCGCGTCACCGCCCAGCACCGGCAGGTGGTGGTCACACCCGTTTCAAGATGCGCCTTCAACCCCTCGTGCAGCCCGCTCATACCCGGACCTCCACGATCGGCACATTGGGCGCATCGCCCGCCTGAAAACTGGCCAGCGAGGTTTGAATGCGGTCAATGTCAAACCGCACCGGCACGTCGAATTCAAACCCGGCAGTGATCTCAACCCCCTCGTTGGGCGGATGCACGAACCGGACCACCCCGGTCTCGCTGTCCACCTCGTAATGCACGCCCTCTTGCTGCTCATCGCCGCCAAGGCCCACGCGCACCGTGCCCGCCACGGGCTTGGTGATGGGCCGCTCATAGACCTGCTCGCCGGATCGGTATTGCTTGATCAGTTGAAAGGCACTGGTCACATCGTCACCTACCGCGATCACCTGATCGTCGTAGGCTACCTCGGCCCGCGCGCCGCAGGATTTGTAATCGGTCCAATCTTTCCAGCGGAACCCAAAGATCTGCCCCTGCCGCGCCTCGAAAAAGGCAATCAGCGTTTCAATATCGTCCAGACTGCGCATCGCCACCCCCGCGTCATAGCGGCGGCGCGAATGGCGCCACGGCGTGTTGCGCTCCTCGAACCCATTGGCCAGCGTCACAACATCCGTGTGCCGCTCCGGCCCCCCGATTGACCCGAAGCTCAGGCTTGCAGGGAAACGTTCCTCGTGAAAATTCATGGCTCACCCTCCTTAGCGGTTGCGCGATCCGCGCCCGATGGCGCGGCCCAGTTCGGCGGCGATCTGCCCCTTGGAGCGGCGGAAGCCCTCGGCATCGGGCGTCGTGACATTCATCACCACGTTGACCGGCGCACCGCCGCCGCGCGCCTGCACCCCCAGCTTGCCATCCGGCCCGCGCGACAGTGGCATGATCGCCTCCGGCCCGGCCTCACCCATCAACCCAGTGCCACCCCGCATCGGGAAGGTCACCGGCCCGCTGACGATCCCGCCACTGGCAAAGGGCTGCACCCGGCCCTGCGCGAATGACCCGCCCTTCTCAAACGGAAACAGTCCCGACATGAGGCCCCCAACCCCTTGGGCCAGCAATCCACCCACATGCTCCGTCACCGGCTTCACGGCCGAGTTAAAGGCCGCGTTGATCATCGAATTGGCCATCTTCTCAAGCGCTTGAGACAGGCTGTCGCCATGCACCACCGCGCCGCGAATGGCCCGGGTCAGGCCCCGCCCGATCCCGCGCTCCAACGTGGCAACATCCTGCCCCGTCTCGGCAAAGCTCTCGCGCACCCGGCTCAACTCGGCGTTAAAGGCCGCCGCCATCCCCGTGGTCTGCCCAAGGGTTTCGTCCAGCGCCTCAACCTGCGCGTCCAAATCATCCAATCGTTCCACGTCATCCATCCTTTGTGTCTTTGGGCGCATCGGGGAAATCGGCCATCAAGGCCTCAAATCCCCCGCGCCGCAAGGGCGCGACCCCGGCCCCCGTGCCCAGCATCAATTCCAACTCCGCCGGCGTCAGCGCCCAGAACTCATGCGGCCGCAAGCCCAACCCGCGCATTCCCGCCTGCATCAAGGCAGGCCAATCAAAGCGCGCGCTGCTCATGCCCCCTCCGGTGCCATGAAGGCCCGTGCCAGCAGTTCGGCGGCGGCTCGGGCGGCACCCATGGCCCCGCCCTCGATCTCGGCGCTCAACAGGTCACTCGCCTGCCCACGCCAGCCGCCGCCGCGCAGCCCCGCCACAATCAGGCGCAGCACATCGCGGCTGGAAAAGGCGCCGCTTTCAAAGCGCTCCACCATCTCCACCAGTGACCCGCCTTCAAGACTGGCTTCCAGCTCCGCCAAGGCCCCAAGGGTCAGCTTCATCACATGCCGCTGCCCGTCGATCATCAGGGCCACCTCACCTGCAAAAGGGTTCGCCATCGGATCACGCCGCCGTAAAGGTCAGCTGCCCCGCCGAGGCCAGCGACAACTCATAGGTCGCCTCGCCATCATGGGTGCCCGCATATTCAATCGCACTCACCTGAAACGGCCCCTCGACCACCCCGAAATCCGGGATCACCACCTGAAAATCAGGGGTCTCCCCGTCAAAGAAAATCTGCCGTGCGCGCTCGTCGCTCGCCGCGTCGCGGAAAATCCCCGACCCGCTGATCGAGGCCGATTTGACGCCAGCACCCGACAACAGCTCGCGCCAGCCGCCCGCGCTTTCAAGGCTGGTCACATCCACGCTTTCCGCGTTGAAACTGATGCGCGTCGCCCGCAGGCCCGCCACCGTCTGAAAATTGCCGTCGCTGGTCAGGTCGATCTTGACCAAAAGGTCTTTGCCATTTTGAACTGCCATGGTTCATCTCCCGTGTAATCAATGGGTTAAAGGGTGTCGTCCACACGCGCCCGAAAGGTCAGGTCGATCCGGCGCACATCGCCGGTCCCTTCCCGCCGCGCCCGCGCACGATAGAAATGCAAGGCCGTCAAGCGCCCCCGCGAAAGGCTCAATTGCGCGTCGGTCAGGGCGTCATTGATCGCCGCTGCTACCTGCTTGGCGCCATGAAACCCGGCCTCCGAGGTGACTACCGACAGGGTCACGCGATGCCACGCGCCGCCGCCCGTACCATCGCCACGCTCGCGCACGTCCTCCGGCCCGAGGGTGACATAGGTCTCGGGCAATGGCCCCGAGGGAAGCGCATCGTAAATCGCATCACCCACCAGAGCGCCAAGGCCCACATCCGCCGCCAAGTGCTGATAAATCGCCGCCTGCAAGGCCGCTGCCGCGCCATAACTCATAGGCCCACCTCCTCTTCGCAAA